GTGTTGCGGTGGCGGCGGGCGACGTAACCGGTGATCAGCGCGTCGGCGCTGGTGAGCTTGTCCTCGATCCGCTCGGCAACGATGTCGCCGGTGTTCTCGTGATCGGTGAGCTGGAGGAGATCGCGGGCTTCGAAGCGCGCCTGCATGGCGGCAAGATCGGCAAAGATCGGCACGGCGCACTCCTCCTGTCAGATGGTCCCCCAAGCATGGGTGCGACCGGTGAAACTCGGGTCGGGAAGCGGGCGGCGACGGGAACCAACGCCGCCGCCCATCCCCTGCGACCGGGATCAGGTCGCAGCCTTCTTCCCCTTGCCGGAACGGATCGGCTTGGCGGGAGCAGGTTTCTCGGGTGCCGGGACAGCCGCTTCGGGCTGCGCCGGCGCATTGGTGCCAGCGTCGGCCGCAGACGCCCCGTCACTTTGGGCGCTGGCGTCGGCGGTGGCATCGGGGCCACCTGCCTGCGAGGCCTCGGCGTCGGGAACTGTCCCGTCGCCCTGCGGCCCGGCGGTATCCGGTTCGAGCGGGGGCAAGAGATCGGCAGCGCGAAGCGCCGTCAGATCTTCGCCACCCATCAACAGCCCCATGGCCTTGAATTCTTCCTCGGCGAGAAGCTGGGACATCACGGTCCGCTCATCCCCGCTCAGCCGGTAGAAGCCACCCTCCTTGGTCTCGATGTCGATCGAGACGTTGGGATCGGTCAGGATCGCCAGCAGCTGCTGCGGCGTGGTATCGCCCGGCGCGACCAACGTCGGCGCACCGGCGTTGCCGATCACCTGCCCGCCCCGCCGATAACCGGCCGGGCGGGAGGTGGTCAGGCGAAGACGCTGCCCGCTCACTTCAGGCGCCGTGCTTCGAGGATTTCGACGTCTTCGAAGTAGATGTTCGATTCGCCACCGGCGAGGTTCATCTTCTTGAAGAGGTTGCGCGCCGCCGACTTGTTCGAGATGCCGACGATGATGTGCGTCGGCTTGATCCCGAGCGGCTCGCCTTCGTCGGTCGTGAGCGCTTCCATCGCCTGGCACGCGGCGACGTAGTTCGCCTCGTTGATCGGCCCGGTGCAGCGGTGCGCCAGCTGCCAGAAGGTGTAACCGGCCGCCGCGCGAGCTTCGGCACCCATCAGGAACTCACCCGTCTTGAAGACGTGATCGCTTTCCGGGTTCACGATCATCGCGAAGGTCGGAGCCTGACGCGTCTGCATCAGGACCGGCTTCAGCGCCTGGCTGGCATCGATCAGGAACCACGGCTCGCGGGTGCCATCGCCCGACATGTTCGAGACGACGCCGTCGCCCATCGGGTGATCGGTATCGAAGAAGTTCTGGCCGTCAAAGCACGGGCGGATATGACCCTGTTCGAGAGCTTCAAACGCGAGCCGGTCCATCAGCTGGCCGGCGCTGTCGCCCCAGCCAGTCACCAGCGGGCCATAGAGACCGAGGTTATCGTCCTGGATCTGCTTGCGCTTGATCCCACGGGTCACTTCGAAGTCGCGGTTGACCAGCTGGTAGGCCTTCTCCTCGACCGACTTGATCCGCTTTTCGCCGATCCACTCGCGGAAGATCGGGAAATCGCCGAGGAAGCCATAGGTCTCCAGCTTGGTGGTGCTGGTGACCGGGGTCGAGAATGCCTCGTACTGCGGCGTGGCCTTGGTGAGGCCGGTCTGGAAGTCGCGCTTGAAGCCGGTACGCAGGGCTTCGAGCGTTGCGATCGTGACGTGCATCGATCAGTCCTTTCGTTAAGCCGCGAGGGCCGAATTGGTGAGGGAGACATCGACCCAGACGCCGTCCGGTCCGACTTCCTGCACGATGCCTGCAACGGCGCGCGTGCTGTTCGGATTGGTTTTGGCGACGGTCTGGTCATCGATGATGAAGCAGGGGCGGCCGATATCGGCCTGCGTGATCGCATCGCCCGCCGCGCTGTTGGCGAACAGGAAGACGCCTTCCTGAATGTCCACGCGCTTGTCGCCGTTGGCCGCGCCGCCGGTGACATCCTCCATGAACACGCCCACGGCGCGATAGGTGGCCGCGTCAGCCGCCTTGGCGGTGTTGTCCGCGCCCTGGCCCTGACGGCCGGGACGGGCAAAGCCCGCAGCTGCGATCGCGAGACCGCCGGTGAAGCACACCGCAGCGGCGGCGACCGGCAGGTTGCGGAGGCCGCCGCCTGCGAAACGCGCGGTCTTGCGACCCTTGGTGAGAGCAACCATCGATCAGGCTTCCTTCTTCTTCTGGTCGAGGAAGTCTTCCTCGGACCAACCCATCACGGAGCACACGACGCGCTCCTCTTCGGTGAGCTTGCTGGTTTCGGCGCCGGGCTTGCCCTCGACCTGGACGCCGCCCTTGAAAGTCGGCGCGGTGGCGAGGAAGCTGTTGAGCTCGCCCAGATCCTGCTTGCCGAGCTTGAGCGCCCAGTCCTTCTGGGCTGGGGTCAGCTTGCCATCCTCGATCGCGGCATCGACACAGGCGAGCACCTTGTCTTCCTGCAGCGCGCCGAGCTGTTTCTGCATATCGGCGACCACGGTGATCGGCACGAATTTGGACGGGTCAGGCTCGCCCGCGCCAGCGGCGGTGATCGCGTTGAGCACCGCTTCCTCGCCAGCATCATCAGCCAGCTTGAACTTGGTGCGGACCGAGGCGAGGACTGCGGCATCCTTGCCTGCATCCTCGACCAGCTTGTCGATCGCATTGATGGCGGCTTCATCTTCGCTGTCAGCCTTCAGGCCCAGCGCCGTCAGCGCGGACGCCGACAGCAACATCGCAATCTTCTTCATGGGGCTTCCTTCGTTGAAAGCGCCAGCCTCCTGAGAGGCGAGCGCGGACACTTCGATGTTGGGGGAGTTGGTGAGGCCGACGTTCACGATGCGGGTCAGCTCGCCGGTGGCCTTGTCGGCACGGAAGTGCGGGGAATAGTAACGGTACTCACGCGCCTGCAGCGCGGCCTCGGCGGTGGGTGTCCACTCGGCCTCGGCATAGATCCCGTCAGCGCCGACTTCGAGCGTATCGGGATTGATCCAGCCGGCAGCCTTGGCAATGCCGCCCACGCCCGGGACCGCCGCATATTCGGACTGGTGGTCGTAATTGACCAGCATCTCGACGCCGTTGAGGAAGGACTTGGTGGCCGCGATCACGCGCTCGGCATGGGCCTTGTCACGCAAGCGCCAGGGGCCGCGCCCGTCGCGCCCGCCAAAGGTGCCGAAGGGCACCACCCGGAAGCGCCTGACCGGCGCGCCATCCTGCACCGGCACAGCAATCGCCGAGGCGATCACGGCAACATCGGCGGCAGAAGAGGCAGCTGGTTTCGACATGCCGCCTGCACTAAGGGGCGGCGCACGGCGGGCGTTACCTCCGCCGGCGTAGCAAGATCAGATTTTCGTGGCGATGTCGGGGAAGGCCCCATGCTTAGCCGCGCATTGCAGCGATTGCCAAGCGGGTTTGATCAGCGGACCGCACCATCCTCGCGCGTCCAGACCAGCATGCCGCGCGCGGCCGCACCGCTGCGCGCCCCCATCCAGCGCCAGAAGCTGCGCCCGAAATCGACCGAGCCGCCCGCGCCCTGGTAACGCCGCACCAGCATCGCCCGCCCGTCGCGCCCCGCGATCCACAGCCAGCCGATCCGGTCGGGATCGATGATGGTGCGCGCCGCGTCCGCCAGACCGCCTGCCTCGCGCGCCGTCATCGCCGCGATCGAGCCATCGTCGCGCCGGAACAGCCCGGCCGATATCGCCAGCGGCCAGCCTGCCACATCGGTGAAGATGCGGCCCCTGACCGCAGCGTCGGCCGAAGTCAGCCGGAACGCTTCGAAGAAGGCTCTCACGCGGTCATAATCGCCATCTGAGAGGGCGGCGTTGAGCTCGCTGGTAATCCCGTCATCCGGCCCCCGGCCAAGGCGCGGGGCCGGGGTCAGGCCATCGAGCGCGGCCTTGCCGACATTGTAGCTCCAGCCCGGATCGAGGCCTTCCTCAAGCCGGGTAACCACGCCGGTCCGCCAGTTGATGTAATCGCGGACCGGCGCGCGGGGGATGTCGCCATCTTCGGTCTGCTGCCACCCGCGCCGCGCCATCATCCGTTCGTTGACCGGCTGCACATCGCAGCGGCAGTTCCAGCCGTTGGGCGGGTAATGCGTATCCCACCACGGATGATCGACCGGCAGGATCGTGCCGTCCCAGCTGGCATGCTCGGGCCGGGTGCGCGCATCCTTGACCGAGATGTAGCGCAGGAACGGGAAGGCGCTCTTGGTCCGCTCCAGCCGCGCCCAGCGCCCGGCCATGTAGCTGACGCGCAGGTTGGTCTGGTAGATCGTGCGCAGCCGGGCGGGCGAGCCCAGCCGCACGACCTTTTCCACGCCGTCAGCCGGATCGGTCATCAGCGCCCGGCCCCACCAGCCGCGCGCGACCAGGCGCGGGCGCAGCTCCTTCTGGAACTGCTGCAGCGTCAGGCCTTCATCGAGCGCTTTGGTGACCGCCGCCCGGATGTCCTCAAGCAGATCCCGGCTCATAGCCTTGGCGACGGTGAACGCCTTGGCATTCTCCTCCTCCCAGACCTCGCGCCAGTCGAAGGCAATTTCGTAACCCTTGGCGGTCAGCGCGGCGACGGCGTCTGCTGGCGGGCCGATCGGGAGCGGTTCGGTCTCGTCCATCAGCTGCTCACGAGTTGCGCGCCGGAGGTGATCAGTGGCTTGTCGGCCGAACTGGCGAGCGCGCCGCCGTCCGCGCTCACGCCCACGGGCAGCAGCCAGCGCTTGCCGCGATAGCGGGCAAAGCCGTCACGGTTCTCCGCAAAGCCGGCATGGGCGCCGATCATCAGGTGCCGCCCGGCGCTGCGCATCAGCGTGTCGATCAGGCGGGCAGCATCGCGGGTGTAGAAGGCGCGGCGCACGATCGCCGCCTCGAATGCGTCAGCCGAGGCATCCTCGATCCCGGCCGAGACCGGGACGAAGGCGTGATAGACCGTCGCCTCGCGCCTGGTCAGATCCTCGCCCTCCGTCAGCTCTGCCGGCAACATCAGCGGATCAAAGGCGCTGCGATCATGCCCGCCCGGCTCAGCGCCCGGCGTCACCAGCAGGCCGCGTGGGCGGCCGGTCGCGTCATGATCGAAGCGCGGTTCACCCGGGTTGGCCGTGCGCAACGCGCCGTCCGGGCCGCGCACCTCGGCGGCTTCGCTCCTGGCGAAGTCGAACGCGATTCCGAACTGGTTGGCGCGCAGCACCGGCATGGATCATCGGCCCCCGCTCATGAGAGGACGTCCTTGAGCAGCGCGACCTGATCTTCGCCAAGCATCACGTGGATCGACCCCACCTGAAGGCGAACAGGTCCGCTCTCCGGAATGCGGATCAGGGCCAATTCGCCGTAGGCATTGCGGCCGAGGTTGTGCGTGCCGATCTTCATGCCCCACCGCCTTCCCGTTCCGCTTCGCCGATCATACGCGCCGCGAACCCGCCCCGGGCGAGCAGCTGCTCGAATGCGCTGGTGTCCATGTCGCCGATCAGCTGGCTCAGCCGGGCCTGCACTTCGGACAGATCCGCGGCTTCGGCGATCAGGGCATCGACCGGTGCGAGCAGCGGGTCGATCTGCGGCTGCCAGTCATCCAGCATCTCGTCGATCGTGGCGTCGATCGCGTCACCATCCGGGTCGGATTGCGAATTGAGGGCTGGCTGGTCGGACCGATTGCCCCCTGAGGCCGATTTAAGAGGGTCTAAGACGCCTGCCCGCGATTTTTCAGGTGTCGACGGGCCTTCAGGCTCGTTCTCGGCGTTCTGGGGGCTTTGTGCGGCCTGTTTGGGGCGCAGGGCAGTCTCGGGCGATTTGGCAGCCGGCAGCCCGGCGCGTTCGCGCATCTCCTCGCCATCGATCTGTACGCCCATGGAGGCCAGCTTCCCGGCGCTTTCGATCTCCACCGCCACGTCGACCTCGTCGGGACGGCCGATCCGGATCTTGGGATAGGCCTTGCGCGGGCCATGGTTGAACATGACGAAGGGGACGACGAAGTCGCGGTTGAGCGTGCCCGCCAGCATCATCGCATCGAAGTCCTCGATGTCGCCGCGCACGCCGTCATGCACCTGCGCCTGGCCGGAACCGAGCCCGCCCGACTTGGCATCGGTGGTGTTGGTCTGGCCCAGCACCGCCTTGGACAGCTGGTCATCGATGTACTCGGCCTTGCTGCGCCACAGATCGTTGGGGGCGGTGCCGGCTTTGCGGTCGATGAACTCGATGCTCATCGTCTCGGGGAAGGCGGCGGCCGCATCGGAGCCGAGATCCAGCAGCGCGCGGTGCAGGATGTTCTTGTTCTCCTCGCTCTCGTTCGGGCCATACTTGCCGATGCGCAGCGGGTGGCCGAAGCTTTCGAGGAAGGTCACCCAGTCCTTGATCGCGAAGTTCTTGAACATGTAGCCCCAGGCCGCGATCCGGGCGAGGCCGGAGCGGATCGGCAACCCGCTCTTGGACGGGTGGTAGTGGGTGATGAACTTGCCTGCCGGCAGCGCGCTCGGCTCGCCCACGCCGCTCTCCCCGCCGCGCAGCAGCAGATCGGTGCCGTTGACCCGGTCGAACTCGAAGAACCGCGGATCGCGCCACATAAGGCGCGAGGGCTGCCACAGGTCGGGCTTCATATCCCAGACCATCTCGGTCGTGCTCACGCCCTTGCCGACCGCATCGAGCATGTCGAACAGCTCCAGCTTCAGCATGTCGCGATTGAGCCAGGTCTCGATCAGCGCCTTGTCCTTCTGCGCCTCGGGGCTGTCGTCAGCCGCTTCCACCTCGATCGGCAGGCGCGCGACGGCGAGCTTCCGGGTGCGCAGCACGGCGAGGTAGTGGAGATCCTTCTCCTCCATCTCCTCGGCCAGCTCGTAATAGGCAACCGCGTCGCCATCCTCGGCTTCGCGCAGCAGGCGGCCGAGGCGCGCCGGGGTCAGGCCCTGCGCCGGGTGGCCCGACTGGATTGTGCGCACGCTGGTGCGCGCCGGGGCGGCGACCTCGATGCCGAGATTGTCCCGGGTCAGCGGGCGGCCATCGGGCATGATCAGGGCGGGCGGTTTGGCCATTATTCGTCCTCTGAAAGCTGGGCGCGGCAGTGGCGGCAGAACTCGCCGGCCATCTCGCGCTTCGGGAATTCATCGCCGCACTCTTCGCAGACGTGCAGACCGTCGAGGCTCATCACCATGCGCCGCGCTCCTGAAAGCGGGTGCCGTTGGCGGCGCGGGCCGAAACATCATCGGGGTGCTGGCAGCCTTCCTCGCCGCGCTTGGGACCGCCAGTGGCCTGCCCTTCGCGCGAGACGCCGCGATATTCGTAGAGCGCGCCGGCCATCTCCATCGCCTGCGCCATCAGGGCATAGGCCCAGAACTCGTCGGCATGGACATCGCCATCGTTGACGATCCGGATGCCGCCGCTCTCCTCGCTGCCGAGCTTCTTGATCGCCATCAGATCGGCGCGGGTGCGCGGATCGGACCGGAAGCGGATCTTGCGCTGCTGGACGAGGCGCTGAAGACCGAAGGCGAGGTTGACGCGTTCCGGCCCGGTCAGCAGCACGCCGACGACGCGGGAGGCACCGTGCTTGGCCACCTGATCCTCGACCACCTTTTCGCCCATGCCGGTCTGGTCGACCCGCCATTGCACCATGCGGAAGCGCTTGAAGCTGTCATCGAACCACGCGTCCTGATGCGCGAAGGTCTGGCCGGTCTCGCGGTAGCCATCGCGTTCCCACAGGACATCGCCGACCTTCTCACCCACCAGCTGGATCTGGCCGTCGCGCCGGCGGGCAACGTCGCGCCCGCCATAACACAGCCCGCCGGAGTAGAGTTCGGGCAGGCCCGCCTCGTCGCTTTCGCAGGCGATGATGTCTTCGAGGCTGATCAGCGCGCCGCTGCCCTTGGCCGGGATGCAGTCGAGCTCCTCGGCCGCATCGTCGCCATAGGCAGCGCGGATATCGGCTTCCCAGACCTCCTTGCCCGGCAGTTCGGTGCCCTTGGTCCTGGCGACCAGCGCGACCCGTTCATACAGGCCATCCGCCATGGCATCGGCGAAGGTGATCTTGAGCGGTGTGCCGCGCCGCTTGCCGCCGCGGATCTCGTCGAGCAGCACGTTGAACGCGTTGCTGACGCCGTCGTGGGTGGAGATGACCACGATCTGGCCGCCCCAGATCAGCAGCGCCATCGCCGACTTGATCACCTCGTTCACGTTCTTGTGGAACGCCGCCTCATCGATGATGACGATGCCCTGCTTGCCGCGCAGCGCGCGCGGGACCGAAGGCAGGGCGGTGATGCGGAAGCCGCTGGCAAAGCGGATGCTGAAGGCCTTGATGCCCTGCTCGCGCCCGTTCTCGTCAATGTAGAGGACTTCTTCTTCCTGGCATTCGCCAGCCACCAGGCCAAAGGCGCGCGCCCACATCGCGCAGACCTCGATGAATTCGAGGGTCATGTCCTTGTCGTAGCCCATGTACCAGACGTTCTGGCCACCGGCCTCGACGCTGCTGGCAGCCTTCAGGGCGGCGAAGGCGGCAACGCCCCAGGTGAGGCCGATACGCCGGCTCTTCTCGATGACGAGGAGCGCGGTGCCGGCGAACAGCAGATCGACGGTGCGCTGCTGGTAGCCGAGCAGCAGATCGCCCTTGGGCAAGCGCATGATCGCGCTCTCGGCCGCAGCGCGATCGGCCGCTCGCTCTCTGGCGCGGATCGATGCTGCCCGCGATTCCTGATCTTCAGGGGACAGCTTCACGCGTCGCTCCCCAGCACGGCCTTGCGGATCGCATCGACCGTGTCTTTCGAGAGGCCCTTGGCGCGCGCGGCGCTGGTGGCCTTGTCGGCACTCGCCAGCCTCTCCTTTTCGGCCGCGCGCTGTTCGGCCTTGGCGATCACGTCCTGCTCGGTCTTGCGCATCAGGGCCACGTTGCGCAGCGCCTCGGAGAACTCCTTGGCTTCCTTCGGGCTGAGCAGGATGCCTTCGCCCTCGCGCTCGGCCAGCATCAGCTTGAACATGTTCGCCTGCAGCAGCTGCGCGTTCATATCGAGCAGCTGGTTGCCGGTCTTGCTGCCAGCCTCACGCGCCAGCGCCTCGGCATAGATCTGGGTCTCGCGCAGATCGGCCGAGACTTCAGCCAGCCCGCGCACGTGACGGCCCAGCGCCGAGCGGCTCGGCACGCGATCCTCGCCGATCACCTTGACCAGGGCGGCGCGGATTTCGTCGATGGTGAAACCCTTGTCGATGCGCAGCTGCGCGATCAGCTCGCGGATCTCGGGGTCCAGCCGGTCGATGGTGCTGGGCGTGCTCTTCTTCAGCGCCGCCCTGCGCCGGGCGTCCTTGGCTGCCTTGGCAGAGACCACCGGATCAGGCCTCCCCGCTGGGAAGCGCGGCAACGCCGGCAATGCGGCTGCGACCGCGCGCGATATCGTGCCCCCGTTCGGTTAGGGTGGCGACGATCATGCCGCTGGTCATCCGCAGGTCGAGCACGTGGAGCGCGCCCTGGGCTGCGAGCCAGAACAATAGCTCGCGCATCCGGTCGCGGCTCACGACATGGTGCATCGCATTGAGCGCTTCGCACAAGCTGGCGTCGTTGGCCGAGCCATTGGGCTGGTCGGCGAGCAGCTGGAGGACTTCGAGGCGCTGGATGGTGAGCAGCCTGGCGGCTGCGGCTTCGGCAAGGCTCACGCGTTCATCCCCTTTTCGACGATGGTCTTGTAGATGAGGTCGAGCTGCTTGGCGGTGGACTTGGCCAGCGCGCCGCGCTCGCCCGCCTCCTCGCGGATGGTGGCGATATCGTCGGCCACCTTGTCCATCTTGCGGGCCTGGGCGCGCAGCTGCTTTTCGAGCCGCTCGATATCGCTGGCCTTGGCGTAATGGCCTTCGATGGTCTCGACCCGGCCCTGGATCTGATCGACCCGCACGCGCATCCCGGACAGCTCGGTATCGAAAGAGTTGAGGCGTTCGTCGAGGTTTCCGGTGCTGACCGGATTGGCTGCTCCGCCCTTCCACGAGAAATAGACCACCACGCTGATGCCCATGATGATGAAGATGATGATGATGATCTCGATCCAGTTGCCGGTCACTTGTCGTCTCCCTTCGGAGGGGTTTGGCCAATCGTCGCACGGGCCTTGTCGAACACATCGGTCACGAAGCTTTTGACCTGCTCGCCGAACAGCTCGATCAGCGAGTATCCGGAGAAGCCCAGCCCGATCGAAACCACGAAGGCGTAAAGCCAGCTGGGGCGGCTCTCGATGATCCACAGCAGTGCGGAAATCAGCATGATCGCAGTCACGGCAGAGAAGCTGGGCCAGCCAAGCTTCGCCTCGGTGCGGCGGGCAAGCAGCCGGGACAAGCCGATGCCGAGGACCGCGAAGAGGCAGGTCACCACCGGCACCGGCACTCCGCCCAGATTGACCAGGAACATCTGGCCAAGGTCGGGCGCAGGTGCGGGCGCCATGCTCACAGCAGCCATGGCTGGCAGCCATCCCGCTATGAACTCACCGGAGGAGAGCCTGTAGTGCATCACGCAGCCGGTACCGCCTCGGGCTCGGGGTCTGAGGCCATGGTGACGGCGCCGCCCCCGATGATGCGGTCGGCAATGCCGGCAATGGCGAAGAACAGGCCCGCGATCACATGCGGCCATGGGGCGGCGAAGCCCATGACCGCGCTGACCCCGGCCATCGCGGCACTGAAGGACTGGGCTTTAAATTCATGCACCATAGGGGGGTTCCTGCGGGAGGTAGGGCAAGTGGGTTTCGGCGGACGCGGTGAGGAAGACCGTCGCGCTGGCCAGCACTGCGTTGTCGGAGGTGCGGCGGATTTCGATCAGCAACTCGGCCTCTGAGAGGTCGGGGTTGCTGGTGGTGATTTCCCAGATGCGGGTGGTGCCCAGCGACAACCACGAATTCAGCGTGCCGCTGGTGAGCGCGCCGGACAGAAGTGTGGCCCTCGCCTGATACTCTCCCATCCCGGACTGCGGGACGATCCAGAACCCGTCCGGGTTGCCGTTGGATGCGATGATGCCCGTGTTCGTCAGGCTGAAACTTGCGGTCGAGAGGCCAAACCCGGCGCCGAACACAGAATACGGCCCCGCCAGTGAAACCACCGGCCCGTCACTGCCCGAAGCCATCATCAGGAGCACCAGCATCGTCATGCCTGCTGCCTCACCAGCACGCAGTCCCATGTCAGCTCGGTTGCGTTGTAGAGGAACCCGACATAGAGCGTCCGGTTCGCAACCGTGGCGGT